TGCTTGGTCTGTGAAAGATGTTACGTTAAAAGAATCTAATATTGCACCTCCAGCATGGTCATGTAAATGCCAACACTTCGCCAACCCTTGCTGAATACTTGTCTGTTGAGTACCCTCACCTCTAATAGTCATAGAGTTTGCACTTGAACTAACTACAGGTGTTGAGCCAATGGTTATGGTTGTTGCAGTTGACTTGCCTGTGATTGTGTCTAGTATTACTGTACTCATATCTAACCTTTCGGATGCTTGTCTTTAACAGCTTTTATGCTTGACTTCCAACCATCTATGCCATTGTGATATAAATCATCTAATTGGTCTGCTATAGATGGATATTCAGATGCTCTTTTTCTTTGATATTCTTTAGCTTCATAGTCAGCTTGTAATTCTGCTTGTTTAACAAGTATGTCTGCTTCAGCTATGGGTGTTGTGCCATTATGCCATTTAATTTGTTTTACATCTTCTGCATTAACAGTTACTTCTGCATTAGGGTTTATTGCTAATATTGAATTTATTATATCTGTCATCCTGCTATCTCCATTACTGTGATGGTAGAAATAGATGTCTTGTTTGCATCATCACCTCTACGATTTACCACAAAAGAATTTCCATCAGTTAAACCTTGAATTTTATAAGTAGTTTCAGAAGTAGTTGATGGCGAATCAAGAAAAACAATAGAACCCATACGACCATCTGTACTACCACTAGTATTTAAATGCAAACTAGCAGGAGTAGAACCATCAGATGTTGCTATATTTGTTGAACCTCTAACTAAGTTAAAACGAGGACTGTTTGCACCTGTTGCTCCTGACATCAAATGAACAGACACTAATATTTTATTTGATGTACTACTTGGTGTTATAGCAACAGATAAACCAGTAACGTCAGTAAAAGATGTAGAACTAGAAGAAAATGCATCAGTTTTTGCTGTACTTACAACTTGCAAAACATTACCTGTAACATTTAATCCTAAGTCAGATGCTTTAGGAACTGAACCATTTAATTTTTGTACTGTGTCTACTTTGATTGTACTCATGTTACCACCAACCTTCCACCACTATTAACAGTCAATGTAACACCACTATCTACAGTAATTGTTCCTGTTACCTGTGCATTTTCTGTGGCAAGTATTGTTGTGTCTATTGTTAAGTTCTGTGAATTAGTTCTGAACATACCACCTGTTTTGAAGTTACCTTTGAACTCATTAGCAGGTGTTACACTTCCTGCTGATAACTCAAGGAAGTATACAAAGATATTGTTAGTACCACTTGAAGGTGCAGCAGTGAATGTTAAGGTAGAACCATCAGGTACAGTGTAAGCAGATGTGTCCTGTACGACACCGTCTACTGATACAAGTATTTCCTGTACAGAGCCTATAGTTCTCCCTAGAGCAAAAGTAGTATCACTTCCGTCACCATTGAATCTTACGACTGCAGGTGGTTGTTGAAATGCTACTGCTAGAGGATTACCTAACAATGCCATATTATGTTATCTCCATGATTGATAGTGTTATATCTGTCGCACCTGATGCAGTTAACTTCAGTACGTCAGTAGTCTCCATAACGACTTTATTACCTGCGAGTAGTTCAAGGGATGAACCTACAGGTACAGGAGCATTGGTGATTAACTCAACATCTTGGTTTGCTTCGTTGTTTGCACCTGCTCTGTTTGATGTGTTTGAACTTAGGGTAACTGTGGCAGTAACTTGACTCGTTGTTGTATTACCGAGCATGATTCCTAGTACAACTGTTGTTGTTGAACTTGCTACAGTATAAATGACATCTTCGCTAGTTACTCCTGCTTTAGTTACTACTTTAAATGTATTTGCCATGTTATTATCCTAACGCTATTGCAAGTGCTGTTGGATCTTCGGATGAAAATCCTTGTCCTTGCATAAATGTTGTTAATCGTGATAAGGCAGCTTTTCTATTTGTACCACCTGCTCCATCATCTACAACGATTAAATCAGATGTGGTTAAATCAGCACCTATGTCTGAACCTCCATCTATATCCAATGCAGATAATGAGACTTTGTCTGCTGTTGAAATCGTATTAAGTTTTGTGTCTGCAATGCTACCTGCTAAATGCTCATTGTCAACAGAACCATCTACATATTGGTCACTATCAACTGAGTTAGCAGCCATCTTAGCTAAAGTTATTTGTGAATCAGCTATGTGTGCAGTGTCAATAGAGCCATCTGTATAGTGTTCAGAATCTATAGCATCATCTGCTATCTTCGCACCTGTTACAGCATCGGCAGCTAATTCAGCAGTTACAACACCACCATCTTTAATTGTTACTGCACCACTTGATACAGCAAAGTTATCAGAACTAAAAGAAGCAACACCCTTGTTACTTGTTGAAGCATCTTCACCTGCTATAGTGATAGCATTGCCTGTAGCAGAAGTATCTATGCCTTCTCCACCTGATACAGTTAAAGTCTCACCGTCTAAGTCAATAGCTATTGTGCCACTGTCTGTTGTTATATCTAAATCTTCAGCAGTAATCTGTGTATCCACATAATCCTTAACAGCCGCTGAAGTAGGTATAGTTGTGTCATTATCATTAGAGCCAATACCTTCTGATTCAATTACAACAGCAGATGCTTTTAAGTTATCTACCTCAATGTTAGATATTGTATTATTGTCTGCATCAATGGTTTTGTTAGTCAGTGTGTCTGTTGTAGCTCTACCTACTAATGTATCTGAAGCTGTAGGTAACGTAACAGTTCCTGAGTTACTGATACTGCTTATTACAGGAGTAGTAAGTGTTTTATTTGTAAGTGTTTGTGAACCTGCTAGTGTAGTGACTGTACTATCAATAGCAACTGTAAGTGTGTTACCTGAACCTGTTGTATCAATACCTGTGCCACCTGCAATATCTAAAGTCTCACTGTCTAGGTCAATACTTAATGCACCTCCACTGTCACCTTGAAAGTCTAGGTCTTGTGCAGTAACTTGTGAGTCTACATACGCTTTTACAGATTGTTGTGTTGGTACAAGAGTGGCACTGTCGGATGCCATGTTGTCTTCGTCAACAAATGCTGTAATAGTTATCGAGCCATCAGATAGGCTACCATATGTAAGTGTACCTGATACGTCTGCATCACCATTTATGTCAATTGTTGGTGCAACTATTTGGACTTCTGTATCGGCAACGATGTCAAGTTGTCCATCGGCACTTGAGTTGATGTATAAAGCTGTATCTCTGAATTGTAACTTCTCTGTAGAAGCAACAAGTATGTCATCACTGAACTCAAAATAATCCTCATCTTCCATCCATTTAAGGACACCGTCGTTAGTCTCACCGTCAAATGTGACAGTTATATCTGTGGCTGCAGTACCATCTCCAAGTGTAAGAGATGTACCAAGCATTTTAGTTATAGGACCACCTTCATTGGCTGTACCGTCGTGGGTATGCCCTGTGCTTGCTTGGAACGCTGCTAATAACTGGTTGAACTCATCATTGGTATGAGCTGCGGTTATTACGTCTCCATCAGCATAAGAAGATTGTCTTGTGTATGTAGCTCCCATCTATCTTCTTGCTCCTAGTTGATATTCTAATTGAAATCCTTTAAGTGAATAAGGTGCAGTCGTACCTCCATCTTGTATCTTTAAGGCTACAGCAAATCCTGATCCTTCAACTGCTTGTCTTACAAGAGGTTGAGTTGCACCCCCGTATGTTGCTGTGCCGTACAGTGACGTGCCATATATGGCGACTACGTTTGTTGAATCTAAAGGGTACGCCGCAGGGCGTGGTGCGTTTGCATCTTCATAATCATACCTAAGAAACATATCAGCATCTATAGCTGCTTCAGGTGCGTAGTTAAGTATAACTCTTTGCATATACTTTCGTATCCCCGGATCGTTCATAGATATGTCAGGACTACGATATCTTGCATTTATAGATGTGCCATCGAAATCGTTACCAGACTCCTGTCTGTAAACGTAGCCATCTCCTGACCCGTGTATAGCAATAATATCTCCTGAAGATACAAATGTATCAGTAGATGTTGGTCGTATACCTCTCAACTCTCCAAACTCAAATTGTTGTCCTTTGAGGACACACATAACACCTTTTGTTACTGTTTCGGATATTCCTGTTTTAGTAAAAAATATTCGGTACTGTGTCTTGTTTGGTATTACAAGCGATGTAAATTTACTTGACGAAGAAACATTATCAAGGAACAATGGTTGTACATTTGAACTGATTGTACCCAACTCCACGTCACCAATTCTTGCAGTACCTGCTATGGTACGTAGTCCATCAGGACCTAAGAAGATAAGATCACCTGCAAATTCTTGAATTGTTTGTCCATTTGGGCATCCAATGTTTCTTGTTATATCTGCGACAGTAAAATCAGCTACAGAAGAACCTGCTAATTTAAATATACGGTTTTCACAAAATATAATTAAGTTATCACGGAAAACCTTGAGACCTGTTATTTTATCGTCAACTGCAATAGAACCTGAACCTGAACCACCTGAAAAATCATCTTCATCAAAAGGTTTACTAAAGACCATTTCTTGTGGTGTACTAGACATACCTGCATAGAACATGTGATCTCTAAATGAAGCTACAAATTTAGCTCCTGCTACTGCACTTGTACTTACATCCGTTGCTGTAAAAGATGAGTTAAATACAGTAGGGGCATTTGCACCATCCGCAACAATTATTTTATCGTTATTATCAAAGTTAAATCTTTCAAAAGTGTATGTACCTGCACTTGTTCGACCTGTATCTCTTTCTGTCCAACTTGATCCACCGGGAGTTGCACTAAATATCTTTTCTCCACGTGCAGCCATCACAGTAGATCCGAACGTTGCAACCATCAGTACTTCTTCAGTCGATGCACTTGTTTGGGGTACTATAGCGTTTACATATTTTGAAAAGCCACTTATCCTTCTGTACCCACCTTCAATGTCAGGTTCAAAATTAAGCAATTCAAGAGCTTGTCCGGGTTTCATTGTGAGTGTAGACTGATTAAGAACCAAACCACCTTCACATGAAAAAGGAAATGCACCTGTCTGACTTAGCTCTGGCATTCTATATAGCTCTCATATAAATTTGCTTATTGATTAACTCAACACGCATACGTTTGATGTATTTGTCAAACTGTACTTGTGCAAGTTGTGCATTTTGTGTTTCACCCCTAAGTGTAAAAGCATAGTACTTTGCTCGTTCTATAATTACATTTTCAAAACGTAGAGGTATAATTGATGTGTCCGTACTTGCACTCAAAGGAGTGTGTGTTGTGTAGTAGAAATACTTTATAGTATATGTTGACGAATCAGGTACAGGGGATAGTCCAATCTTATCTTGAGGGTTTGTGTATACATACACAGGAGTATCTTCTGAATTGCCTGTAGGATCTGTATCTCTTTCGTGATAACTATCAAGATATTCACTATACGATAAATATCTTAACTTTTTCTCTGACTTATCTGCAGATTCAAGAAATAAGAAACTATCATAATCTATTGTTTTAGCTGCTGACTCTTTTGTGTATAGTCGTGTACCGTCAGTTGTTGTAAAACTAGCTTGTAGAACTGTAAAGGGCCACTCTGTATCTGAATTAATTATGTCATCAATTGCACGATTAATGTAATCTTTTACAGCAGTTTGAATACCTCTAGATGAAGCAAAGTTAGACGCTGTCAGTTCTACTTCATTTAGATCTCTTAGCACGTTGTTGATTAATACTAGATAACTGCTCGCCATGTTTAAGTTTCTCTTGGACTTTTGTAGATTCTAAATAGTGACGTCTCTTTTGAGCTTTGCGAGAAGGGCTATTTAGTTTTTTATTAATGTCTACTATCTGCTGTGGAGTTAGTAGCCTGTAAGGTTTAGTATTAAGGGGTATTAGTAATCGTAAATTTTTTTTTTAATTTAATTACTCTGTATATACTCACTATGAATCTTTCTCATTCTTTTTAATTTCTTCTACAGAATTGATCATCATATTGTTTAGCGTTTTTAATTTTTCAGTAGCATTTGTCATGTCGTGTAAGGCTTGATCTACCATATTTAATGCTGCGTTATTGTTGTTTAATATGGTTTGTGCATTTTCAATCTGTAATCTGTACTGAAAAGCTAAAGCTTGGGCGGCTAATTTCTTCATAGATGTACTCCTTTTTAGGATTATACAGATAAGTTAGCCTTGTGTCAATCTCTTTGTATCTTTGTATGCCTTTTTAATTTCTTCTATAGTTCTTTTGCAACCTATACACACATTGTTTTTGAGCGTACAAACCCCCACGCACGGACTTAAAACTTTCCTACCCATTTACCTGCTGCCCAAGCTAACAATCCTGCAAAGAATAATACAACTATAAATGCTATTCCGTAGCCTACGTATTCCATCAACTCTTCTCTACGCTTCTCTTCCATCTTTTCTTGATAGCGTCTGGACTTACGAGCTTCGGCTTGAAAGGCTTGCCAATCTTGCCACAATCCGGGGCGACCTAAGTAAATCATCATCTTCTTGAGTTCTTCTTCTTTTTCTTTTATTTGCTCAAGAGCCATGAACTCTTCTAAGTCTGAACCCCCTACACCTTTAGCTTTCTTTTTCTTAAGGTTCTTTTCTATTGTCTCTTTTGAAAATACAAAATCGCTTATGTGTTTTGCACAGCCACTCAGTTCTTTACCGTTGGACACGAATTGTTTTATAACCGAAAAGGCGGCATTGGCTGCGGCTAATTCTGCTAACATCTTACTTTTTCCTTATCGGTTTACAATACGCTGTTATTTGTAAGTTAGGTCCTTCCCTTTGTGGTATAGTTGCTTGATCATTTAATCTTACTGCAAAGTACAAACATCTATCTATGTTATCGAAGGTTTGTGTTTGGTCTATTA